CTAGATTACATTATTTAGAAAACAATATAGCAGATAAAAAAGGATCTCCAGCTCATATGGATGGTGCTAGAAAAGATCACAAAATGAGCAACAGCGAATTTAGTGATCATATGCAAAGCCCACGAGGAAAAAAAGAACACGGAGCAGGCATGTCAAGATATGGTTCAGATCATGGAGATTCTCCAGCTGAAGTAACTGCAGCTGCTCAAAAGAAAATATTAGCTAGCGGTGCAAATTCAGCTTTTAAGAAAGCTATAGCTAAAGAAACTCCAATAAACAATATTACTTATGGTGATAAGTCAGGACCAACTGGATATATAGGACAAGAGAAAAAAGATCTTATGAAGTACAATCCAATAGATGATAAAGCTGGAATGTCAAGATATAAAAAAGATCACAAAGGAATGTCAAGAAATAAATACGGTGGCAACGAAGGTGATGAATCAATGTCTAAGAGAGATTATTAATGGCATTTAAACTAAAAGCACCATTCCAAAGTAATTCCCCGATATACGAGAGAGAACTAGACGAAGGTATTTTAGGCAAAGGTAATAAAAATGGTACTATATTAGTAGCTCAAAACCTAGGTGATGAAGCTGAGAAAAGTGTTATAGACCATGAAGAAGTTCATATAGACCAAGTTAAGCGTGGAGATTTAGACTACGATGACAGTGCTGTATACTGGAAAGGTAAAACATACCCTCGTTCTAAAATGAAAGAGGGTAATCCTAATTTACCATGGGAGAAAGAGGCCTATAGTAAGACTGATGATTTTGACAAGTTATGAAAAAAAAGTTTAACGAAACAAAGGTAGGGCAGTTTTTAAGCAAAGCCGCTCCTGGTATATTAGATTTAGCTGGCAATGTATTGCCTGACGCTGGTCTATTTGGATTAGTTAAGAACTTAATCAAAAAAAATCCTGCATTACCGGCAGAAGATAAAGAAAAAGCACTCATGTTATTAGAACAAGACATGATTGAAATGAAAGAAACAACAAAGCGTTGGGAAAGCGATATGAAAAGCGATTCATGGCTTTCTAAGAATACTAGACCAATGTGTTTAATTTTTTTATCTATAATGACTATAGCTTTTATATGGGTAGATAGTCATCATGAGATATCTTTTACGGTAGAACAAGAGTGGATAGGCTTACTAAAAACTTTAGTAACAACAGTGTACGTAGCGTACTTTGGTTCACGAGGAGCGGAAAAATTCAAAACTATAAGTAATAATAATAATAAGTAAAACAAATAATAACAATTAAAATTTAATCAAATGAGTAAAGAACAAAAAATTACAGAAAAAGAACTAAAGACAATCACTGAACAACAAGGAAAAATCCAAGCAGTTATTTTTGATTTAGGATCTTTAGAAGCAAAGAAATTTGAAATTTCAACAGCATTAAAAGACTACAACGATGCTTTAAATGAAACTAAAAAAGAATTAGAAGAAAAGTACGGACAAGTTAACATTAACTTGAAAGATGGAACTTATGAAGAAATTGTAGAAGAAGTTTCTACAGCTGAAGCTAAGTAACATGGAATCTGTTATAAGAAAGATAAGTATAGGCTCGGACTATAAAAACGAAGCAATGCATTACTCTGTAGGTCAACCAGTTTACGGTGGTCATACTATTAGTAGTATTACTTTAAATAAATCTGATAATTCTTATAACATATACATTAAAAAAGAAAACGAAGTAATGCCATGGAAGAAATTTAATTCTAACATGGCTATCTCCGTTGAATACGACTTAGAGTATTAATGAATAGTGTATATGATTTTATTATAACTCCTAAAGAGGGTAGGTATAATAATGAGAAAAAAGTTGGAGATAAAACTTTAGTACTAAATACTAGTATTGAAGACCACAAGTTAGTTAGCAAACAAGCTATTATAGTTGCTGTACCATTAGCGTTCAAAACAATATTAAAAGTTGGAGACGAAGTAATGGTTCATCATAATATCTTTAGAAGATGGTATGATGTAAAAGGCAAAGATAGAAACAGTGGCCAATATTTTAAAGAAGATTTATATTTTTGTAAGCCAGACCAAGTATATTTATACAAAAGAAACAACAAATGGTTTTCTATTGGTCAAAGATGCTTTGTTAAACCTATAAAAGACGTTGACAATCTAACGATTGATATTGAGCAAAAGCATATTGGTATATTAAAAATTGGTAATAGTTCTTTAGAAGCACTAGGAATCAATCCAGGAGATCTTGTAGGTTATAAATCTAACAGAGAATGGGAATTTATTATAGACGAAGATCGTCTTTATTGTATGAAATCAAATGATATTATTATAGAGTATGAATACCAAGGAAACGAAGAAGAATATAATCCAAGCTGGACACGTAGCTGTTGAGGAACTTATTAAAGTTGCTAAAGAAGCTATTGTAGATTCAGATGATGACATATCAGCAGACAGACTTAAAAACGCTGCTGCAACAAAAAAACTAGCTATATTTGATGCTTTTGAAATACTTAATCGTATTACAGCTGAACAAGATATGCTAGACGAAAAACCTAAAGAAGTTAAAAAAGAAACTACGTTTCGTGGTTTTGCTGAAGGAAGATCTAAATAATGTACGAGCAAAGTCTATATAAAATACTACCTAACCATGTTAAGCCTAAAGTAATATCTAGAATGAATAGATATAGCAAGTGGGAATATGGATATAACGAAGACCACGATATGGTTGTTATATCTAGAACAGGAAAAATTGGAGATATTTATGAAATACAAAACCTTAAGATAGCTTTACCTAAAGCTGATAACGTACACGTATTTAAAGATAACAGATGGAATAGGTTTGATTATCCAAAAGAATTACAAAGAATTAAAACAGTATTTGACTGGAGAGAATATCCAGAAGAATTCAAAGAAAAATATTACGATTACATTGATAATGAGTTTAAGTACCGTGAAGAAGGTTTTTGGTATAACAATAAAAAAACACCTACTTATATTACCGGTAGTCATTACATGTACTTACAATGGTCTAAGATTGACGTAGGTCAACCAGATTTTAGAGAATCAAATAGATTGTTCTTTATATTTTGGGAAGCTTGTAGAGCTGATAGTAGATGCTACGGGATGTCTTATCTTAAAAACAGACGTTCTGGATTTTCATTTATGGCATCTGGAATTACAGTTGACATGGCTACGATATCAACTGATGCACGTTTTGGAGTTTTATCTAAATCTGGTGCAGATGCTAAGAAAATGTTTACTGATAAGATAGTACCAATATCAGTTAACTATCCTTTCTTTTTCAAACCAATACAAGATGGTATGGATCGACCTAAAACAGAGTTGGCATATCGTGTGCCAGCATCTAAGTTTACAAGAAGGTCTATAGTATCTACAGATAAACCAGAAGATCTTGCTGGTCTTGACACTACTATTGATTGGAAGAACACTGGAGACAATGCTTATGATGGTGAGAAACTAAAACTATTAGTGCATGATGAATCAGGTAAATGGGAAAGACCTAATAACATATTAAATAACTGGAGAGTTACAAAAACTACATTAAGACTAGGTAGTAGAGTAATTGGTAAATGCCTTATGGGTAGTACTTCAAATGCTCTAGACAAAGGTGGTAGAAACTTTAAAAAACTATATGATGACTCAAACGTTAACAAAAGAAATGCCAATGGACAAACACGTTCAGGACTCTATTCTTTGTTCATTCCTATGGAATGGAATTACGAAGGATACATCGATTCTTATGGCTTTCCTGTCTTCGACACACCAAACAAACCTTTATTCGGACCTCACGGAACACCAATCAAAATTGGCGTTGTCGAATATTGGGAAAATGAAGTAGAAGGTCTTAAGGATGATCAAGATGGATTAAATGAATTTTATAGACAGTTTCCACGTACTACTAAGCATGCGTTTAGAGATGAGTCTAAAATGTCTTTATTTAACTTAACTAAAATATATCAGCAAATAGATTACAACGAAGAAGCATCATCTGCCGCCGTTGTAACTGCTGGAAGTTTCCAATGGGAAAATGGTATCATCGATACTAGAGTGGTTTTTTCACCTAATAAAAACGGTAGATTTCTTATAACATGGGTGCCACCAACAAACTTACAAAACAGATTTATAATTAAAAATGGTATTAAATATCCAGGCAATGAGCACATGGGTGCTTTTGGTTGTGATAGTTATGATATATCAGGTACAGTAGATGGCAGAGGTTCTAAAGGAGCTTTAAGTGGTTTAACTAAGTTCAGTATGGAAGATGCTCCTGCTGATCATTTTTTCTTAGAGTATATCGCTCGCCCACAGACTGCTGAATTATTCTTTGAAGATGTATTAATGGCTTGCGTATTTTATGGTATGCCAATACTAGCAGAGAATAATAAACCTAGATTATTATATCATTTTAGAAGAAGAGGTTACAGAGGATTTAGTATGAATAGACCAGATAAAGTCTACGCTAAATTATCAGTAACAGAAAGAGAGATTGGTGGAATACCTAACTCTAGTCAAGACATAATACAGGCACATGCTGCAGCGATTGAAACTTATATTGAAAGCGCAGTAGGTTATGATGGTGATAATTATGGAGATATGTATTTCCAAAGAACATTAGAAGACTGGGCTAATTTTGACATAACTAGTAGAACAAAATATGATGCGTCTATAAGTTCTGGACTTGCTATAATGGCTTGTAATAAAAACAGATATGCTCCGGTAAATAAAAAGATAAGAACAGCTATAGACCTTGGTATAAAAAGATACAATAACAAAGGTGAATTATCAAAAATAATTAAGTAAATGAAAGTATATACAAATCCAAACAGTTCTTTTCCTAGCCAAGTAGTGCCAGACGAAGTTAAAAACACTTCGAAGTATGGAGAGCAAGTTGCTCAAGCTATTGAAGGCGAGTGGTGGAGACAAGGCGGTAATGGAACTAGATTTGCTACATCATATAATAGATTTCATAGTTTAAGATTATATGCTAGAGGAGAACAACCAGTTCAGAAGTATAAAGACGAATTAGCTATTAATGGTGATATGTCTTATCTTAATTTAGACTGGAAACCAGTTCCTGTGTTATCTAAGTTTGTTGACATAGTTGTTAACGGTATGTC